GTGGGTTTATAACGCGGCAGGTACTACTGTAGATCCAATCTACGATGTAGGCTCCATCGGCGGCGGTCGTCTATGGCACGGCCCATTTGACCTACCTGTTATCAAGGCAATTGTTAAGCAGGGTGTTGTGCAGGAAGACGTTCGAGGCTTCTACAACACTGAATCTATCCACCTGCTTATTGACGCCAATGACGCTGAGGCCATCTACCCTAACGTCTTTATGAACCCAGAGCTGCAGGACCGCAGCCGTATTGTCTGGAACGGTAGCGTTTACCGCCCTAATAATGTCCAGCCTCGTGCCATTATTGCCAACCAATATACCCTTCTATTTGTCGAATGCCTTCAGGTCATGCCTGAAGAAATGGTTAATGACACCCAGTTTGTCCAGTATGCCAGCCCTGTCCCAGATACATTTGAGGAGCTTAGCTGATGCCATTTAAGTCAAAAGCTCAAGAGGCTTACATGTTTATCCATCACCCTCAGATGGCCAAGCAGTGGGCCAAGATCACTCCTAACCCTCAGTCTCTACCAGAGAAGGTAAGTAAGAATGCCAACAAGTAAAAGCCCTAAGAAAATAGTCGCTAAGAAGACTGTCAAGGTAGCTGGCCAAAAGCACGTTGTCGAGAAGAAGGCTAACGGCGAGATTGATGTTGCACATCCAAATGGCGGAAAGACCTACAACCTTTCTAAGCTGGCTGGAGCCAAGACCATCAAACAAGGAACCGCTTCAGTCAAGAAGTGGCACAGTACCCACCCTAAGAAAGGCGGCAAATAATGGCGCTAACACACTCAGTTGTAACCCTTAACGCTTCAACAGCTGTATCCCTTAATACGGATCCTGCAGTAACTACCTCTATTGAGGCTCGTAACAAGTGGCAGTACGGCACAATCTCTATCCAAAATACTGACGCAACAATTACAGTCTACCTAGGCGGGTCTACCGTCAGCTCTTCTTCTTATGGCGTTCAGCTTATTGCTGGAGCTTCAGTAACCCTAGACAGCCTTGGACCTGAAGACGTCATCTACGCAATTGCAGCCTCAGGAACTCCTAAAGTTGCGACCTTGATGGTCACCACTGCATGAGCATCCGCATAACTAAAAAGGGCGAGAGAATCAGCGTAGCTACCGCATCTCAGTCCAAGAACACCATTAAGATCAAGAAACCCTAAGGAGTAGGACATGGATAAGAAGAAAAAGAAGCCACTAGGCGAGGGCTCTCGCTTTGAAGATATTGAAAAGAAGGCAGCTAAGTCTGGCGCCAAGAACCCAGCGGCTGTTGCTGCTGCAGCAGGCGACAAGAAGTACGGAATTGCTAAGATGGAGAAGCTTGCTCAAAAGGGCAAGAAAGACGCTAAGAAAGGTAAGAAATAATGTGCATGTCATGTGGATGCGGTAAGAAGAAAGGCGAAGCTGGATACGGCAAGGGCAAGATGGCTGCTAAGAAGGCCGCTGCTAAGCCAATGGCTTCTATGAAGAAGATGGGCAAGAAGAAGTAAGTGGCCCACAAAGATTCAAAATGGGAGAAGGGGATGACCCCGGCCCAGAAGGAAAAGTTTGAAAAGAAGGACGCTAAGAACGACAAGGCGCTAGCCGAGGAGATCAAGAAGTCCGTCAAGCCAAAGAAGGCCACGAAGACCAAGAAGTCTAAGTAATGCTTAGCCCCCGAAAGGGGGCTTTGTCATTTATCCTTAAATAGTAGTCCTGTGCGGGACTGCGGCTATACCTTGCGAACACCCTGCTTCCATTAGGAGTTACGATGGCTAATATCATCTTTGGCGATAAAGATGGCTTCGAAGAGTCAATCTTTCAAAACCTGCCAGGCGCAAGAGATAACCGTAACAATCTACTAATGGTCACAGCGGCGTTGTTGCTGGGTAAGAAGATTAAGTGAACCTCCAGGACGATCCCGAGGTAACCCGAAAGATAAACAGCCTGTTAACAGGCGCCTTTCGCACGCACGCAGTAAAGACTGGGTGGACAAAAGACCTAGCAGATGCGGTAACCGTACGCTTTGACGGCGATAACTTTGAGTATGTGATCAACCCTGCCTATAAGGAGAAGGTTGATAATGCTGAGTATGGCGACGGATCAAGCGGCCCTAAGCGAGCCATGTTTACCTTTACCCATGAAGCCAGCGAGATCATTGCTGATGTAGCTGACGAAGCAATTATGGATTACATCTTTGGTGAGCAGCAGGGGGAGATCGCCTAATGTTTATCCTACGAGAAGACTTAGCCCTAAAGAACTGGCTATCAGGTATCAAAGTATCTGACGGCGTTAGCTCTATGCGCCCTGTTCAGGTTTGGTTTACCCTGCCTGAAGTTGAAGTTCGTTCTCAGTCCTACCCTTACATCACCATAGACCTTATTGATATTCGTCAGTCAAATGAGCGCCAAGCGTCTGGCACAATCTATGACGCAGACTTTGGTGGAACAGTAGCCCCAGAAGATGGAGTGGTCTACTCATACGAGTACCCAGTTACATATGACCTTTACTACCAGATCACCACATACTCTCGTAACCCACGTCATGATCGAGCCCTGCTTAATGTTTTTATGAAGTACGCAACCCCAGGCAAGTATGGTCATCTTCCACTTCCAAATGACTATGGAACTGACGATACCAACACTACCTATGAGTGGCGCCACATGTTTGTGGAAGGCTTTGTAAAACGCGACGTTATCGAAGATAACCGTCGCCTATTTAGAAACACAATAACTGTTCGCGTGCTTACTGAGCTAACTCAGGAAGCCGCAAGCAACGCTCTCTACGAAGTAGAGAACGTAGACATCACGACGAATATATCGAGCATACCAACTGGATACACCCCGGTCCAAGATACGGTCACTTCCGACTAACCAATCAAGGAGATATAAATGGCAGTTTATCAACAGCCAGGCGTATACGTTCAAGAAGTCTTGAGCGCAGTACCGCCTACAGTTGGAGCCTCGACAGCCGCTATAGGAGCATTCCTAGGAGCTATCAACCAGGGTCCTCTAACACCTACAGTAGTAACCAAGTGGTCTGATTTCGTTAACCTCTACGGAGGATTTGTTGGCGATGCTACAGACAACCTACGTCTTGCAGTCAAGTCTTTCCTAGTAGACAACAATGGTGGAGCTTGTGCAGTCCAGCGTGTACTAGGTACTGGAACAGCTACATCTACCCAGTCTTTCTATGACAGCTCAGGAACTGGCGGAACAGCTGGTTCAGCAATCTCTATCGTTATCTCTGCAGCCAACCCAGGCGCATGGGGCAACAAGATCTATGTAGACATCGTAAAGACAACAGCTACAGCTGCAACCTTTACTCTTGTTGTTCACGTAGGCGATGGCACATCCTCAACAATCGTTGAGACATGGCCTAACCTATCTATGTCATCAACAGACCCACGCTACGTAGTTAACTTTGTTAACAGCAACTCAAAGTATGTAGTCGTTTCTCTTCCTTTGTCAAATGGTACAACAGCTTCTTCACCAGCTAACGTCCCTGTGTCACAAACCGCACAGCCATTGGCTTCTGGTGTAGACGCTACAGGTGGACAAACAGCTACTTCTGTTGCTGGAGCTGTAAACAGCTTTGACACCATCACTCAGACCTTGGTGCTTAACGCCCCAGGAATTACTGATGCTACAAACGTAAATACAATCTTGGCATACGCAGCTACACGTGGAGACGTGTTCGTAGTCATCGACCCTATCGCTGACACAGTAGCTAACCAACTAACCTTGGCTGCTTCTTACACCTCAACCTCTTACGGCGCTGTGTACTACCCACAGATCACAGTTGCTGATCCAACATCTTCTGCCCCAGGCGTAGTGCGCACGATCAACCCTGGTGGAGCTGTTGTAGCTCAGTACCTTGTAACAGACCACGTAACTGGGCCATTCAAGGCTCCAGCTGGTATCAAGACACGTATTGGTGGAGCTGTATCAGTTGCAGCTTTGACCAACACTAACTTGGCTTCAATGAACAGCGCTGCTGCCCCTGTTAACGCAATTCGTTTCGTTCCAGGCTCAGGCATCGTAATCATGGGCGCTCGTACCCTACAACCAGGGTACTCAACAATGTACGTGCCCGTCCGTCGTTCTCTTCAATACATTGAAAAGGCGCTTACAAACCTTACACAGTTTGCAATCTTTGAGCCAAACGATCAACGTCTATGGCGTCAACTATCAGCAACTGTAGGTAACTTCCTCACAGACTACTGGCGTCAAGGTGGTTTGAGCGGTTCAACACCAGCTCAAGCTTTCTACGCTGTCTGCGATAGCACAAACAACACATCAGTAACCATCAACAATGGTGAGCTTCACATTGATGTGGGTGTTGCCCTAGAACGTCCAGCAGAGTTCGTCGTAATTCGTATTTCACAATACGACGGCGGCACAACAGTAACCACAGCATAAGGAGATAAATAAACATGCCAACTAATGACGTTTCACGTTGGGGTTCGGTTGCGACTGATCCGCTACGTAATTTCCGATTCCAGGTTGAGTTCTTGCCTCCTTCAAACGGTGGTACCTACTTTAACCCTGCGTCAACAGCAGCAACAACAGGCTTCTCTGGTGGATTCACCAGCGTATCTGGCCTAACCATCAACACACAGGCTATTGCCTACCGTGAAGGTGGATACAACACTACTGTTCACCAGATCCCTGGAATGACAACATTCAACCCTATCGTGCTCAGCCGCGGTATGGTCTATGGTCAAGATCAAGCTATCACATGGATGCGTGCCCTATTTGCAGCAGCAGCTGGCGATGGAATCGCACTAGGTTCTTCAGACTTCCGTTTAGACCTTAACATCTATGTAAACGATCACCCATCAACAACAAGTGCACCGAACTCAGCTTCTGGCGCAGCAGGATCAAACACACCTCTTGTTCTCTTCCGCGTCCACAACGCTTGGATCAGCACCTTGTCATACAACGATCTAAACGGTACAGACAACAATATCTTGTTTGAGGGTATCACCCTTGTCCACGAAGGCTTGTCAGTTGAGTTCGTTGATAGCACAGGAGCACCATACACAGGAAAGAGTGGAGTGGCTCCAGCCGCTTACTAATACTTAACAAGGAGAACAATTCGTGTCACAAATTACCGATGCAGCCACAATTAATAAACTATCCGAACAGATGTCTCTATCCAGCGGAGAGCCAAAAGTCGAAGTTACGACTGAGGCTCCCGCTGATAGCAGAGTCCATCTACCTGGAGGTTATATTAAGCCTGATGGCACTGTAGTCAAATATGTAGAAGTCCGAGAGCTTAACGGAATCGATGAAGAAGCTATCGCTAAGTCTGGTACACCAGCCAAAGCGCTTCTGACAATTCTTGCCCGTGGGCTTGTTGACGTCGACGGAGATCGACCATCCAAAGATGTCTTGGATGCCCTTCTTTCAGGAGACAGAGACGCAATCATGCTGGGTATCCGAAAGGTTACGTTTGGCAAAGAAGCCAAGCTTGAGTCTTTTTGCCCAACATGCGAGAAGGTTCATATCTTCGACATTGACCTAGACAAGGACGTCAAGGTTACTGAACTAGATAACCCGATCGACGACCGCAGTTGGACAGCAAAGATCAAGAAGGGCGAGGTCACTTTAGTACTTCCTAACGGCATTACCCAGCGTAAGGTCATGGAAGCATCAGATAAGACTACCGCCGAGATCAACACCATGATCCTGTCTGGATGCGTTCTAGCTGTTAATGGCTCACCTGCACGTCCGAACACCGTACTAGAACTTGGCATACAAGACCGTGAAACTCTCATCTTAGAGATTATGGACCGCAACCCTGGTCCCCGCCTCATGGGGGTGACAAAGGCCTGCGAGGCATGTGGAACAGAAGTTGCTGTACCGCTCAGCCTGGCTGCTTTGTTTCGCCTATAAGGAAAAAGATTATGAGGCCTTGCTTGACCAGTACGAATGGTTAACAAGGGCGTTTACTGGATGGACGTTAGCCGATATTCGCAACATGTCCTTCAGAGAACGTAAAAACTGGATTGAACGTTCACGTAGATAAGTAAGGAGGTTAGTATGGCTGGTTCAGGTATGGACAATCTTAACTCAAGCATTGGTCAGTTTAATTCAACCCTTGAGAGAACTAAGAACTCCATTTCTGGCATTGTCCAGGAGATTACTACCTTTGCCGACGCCATGCGTGGCGGAGTCTCATCTACTAGCGGTGGAAGCAGCGCTGTACCTCAAGGCTCCAGCGCAGCTACTCCTCGCTTCTCTGCACCTTCTTCTGCCTCTGGTATCGGCAGCGGAATCACTAACTTCCTGGCTTCTATCCCAGCAGTTATGGGTGCAGCGCTTGGAAGTCCAGCTTCTATCGCCTCATACCAGCTTGGTACATCTCGCTCAGCGTTCTTTGCTAATCAATCTTACGGAGCTAACGCTGCCAGCCAGATGCAGATGTCTCTTAGCGGAACAGCTAATAGCTCTACTGATGCCTTAGCAGCTCAGGCAGCCCTGCAATCAGCAGGTATCTTTAATATTCAGCAGTTTGGTAAAGGCGTATCCTCCCTTTCAAACTATGCTCCAGGACTAGGCCTTGCTGGAACAGCTATGGCTACAGCTTCCTTGAACTCAGCTCAGACTGTAAACAAACTTAACATGCTTGGTATTAGCGAGCGAGGTTCTAACGGACTTGCTCTCGACCCAAACACAATCATCAATGAGTTCGTAGACATGATCTTCGCTAAGACTCCTCAGCTACAGCAGGGATCAGCCGCAGCCTACTCATACTTGATGGGCGCCTTGGAATCAGGCAATCAGCTTAACATTATGTTAAGTACGTACTTTACAGACCCTAATCTTATCAACCTTGTTATTACTAAGTTGTTTGCTAAGGCTAAGGGTCTTCCAGACAACGCAACTAAGTCTCAGTTAACAGCAGCTGGCATTACCACTAAGACCACAAACTTAATGAGTAACTACAACGCTGCTCAACTTAACCTTACTCAAGCCACTACTAACGGAATCCTTCAGGGATCTGACGCGGCGCTCTCACAATTAACTAGTGCTACAAATGATTTTGCTGGTGCAGCCAAGAACCTTAATGGTCTTCTAAAAGCATACGGATACGGCGAGACAATGCTTGGTGGCTTTAATGGAGCTGTCACGTTACTAGCTACCTCTATTGCAGGAAATCTACTTGGGCCTCTTCTTTCACTCCTTAGCGGAGGCAAAGGCGGCCTTGGTGGACTTCTTTCTACAGGAAAAGGCCTTCTAGGTGTAGCAGCTAGCGCACTTGCTGGATACGGCGTTGGAGATGTTGTTGCACAGGGCGGTAAAGCACTAGGTAACGCACTAGGTACTTCATCTACAGTTACAAGAGCAGGTTCAGCAGCTGCTGCTGCAGGAGCGGGAGCCTTAGCTGGTGCCGCTATTCCAATTCTTGGTGAGACAGGTATTAGCGAAGTAATCGGAGCTATTGCTGGCGGTATTAGCGGATGGCTTCACTCTAAGCCAGCAACTACTACAGGCGCTGGATCTGGAAGTGGTCGTGGAGCTACAGTATCTCCTTCTAATACCATGGGTGGAGGAAGTACTGCACCTGTATCTGCACTTCTTACTACAGCCGCATCTCAAATTGGAGTTCCATACTCTTGGGGTGGCGGTGGCGTAAACGGACCAAGTTCTGGTTTTGCTCAAGGCGCTGGAACCGTAGGCTTTGACTGCTCTAGCTTTGTCCAGTATGTATTTTCTAAGCAAGGTGTTTCACTTCCTAGAACAACTTATGCTCAGGTTAACTGCGGAACTGCAGTTCCTCCGTTGCAGGCTCAGCCAGGAGACCTTCTTTTCTTTGGTAGCGCAACCGCACCAGACCACGTTGCTATCTACCTAGGTGGAGGCCGCATTATTCAAGCCCCTCATACTGGTGGTGTAGTAAGTATTGCTGGTGTAGACCTAAGTACCGTATCTGCTTGTCGCCGAGTTCTAAACGGCTCAGGCAACGGTGTTCAAATGTCTACCCTGTTTAACTCTCAAGTTATGTCGTCTATTGGCATGGGCAGCTCACCTATGCCTAATACTGTTGGCGGCTTTAGTGCTGCTGGTGGAATGGGCGGTGCTCTATCGGCTCTCTCAGGAACTGCTACAGCTGCACCTTCAACAGTTGCTGGGTATAGCAGTGCAGTTTCTTCTGGGTCAGGAGTTGCCACAACATCAGGTAGCGGCATCACTATTAACGTAACAGTACCAGCCTCTACAAGCCCTAATGCTATAGCGCAGACTACCAAGGCTGTAGCAACCGCTGTACAGCAGGGCATAGCAAGAGCTAACGCAAGGAGCAACTAATGGCATCTCGTAACTCATCTGTAAAAACTAATGCTCAGTGGGTCGCCTACGCGTCGTCCTACATCAACGACAGCACCAACACACTATCTATCAGAAGTAAGCTATCAACTTTGCAAACCGCCTATACAATCAACATGGCTAATGCTCAAGCCTCTCTTGACAACCAAAACGGCGTTTTCAATGGAACTCTTCCTGAGGACGTTATTGGTGGCAGAAACTATAACTTCAGTGCTATTCAAAAAGCTATTGAGGACAGCTCTGTTGTTATCAATAACGTTGAGTTCTCTAACAGCCTTGCATACGGAGACCAATCTAACCTGCAAGCTTACTTAAATTATAAGTATTCAGCTGATATCGGGGCGTACGCTAACAGCCACGGCGAGTGGGTCCTCAACCTACACGATGCTGTGGACTTCTATACTAAAGAGCCTTTGCTTAGCGAAATGAACAGTTATGTTCCTAGACTTACTGGAGCCAATCAAACAGCTGCGCTAAACTTTATTGCCGATCTACCCCAACTAACTAAAACAGTTGTGGACAAGATGGCCAAGGTTACTGCCAGCATTAAAACGATTACTGCCTCGCTAGATATTGAAAAAGGTAGCATTACTACTAGCTACGTTAATCAAGTTAAAGCCTTAATCGGTGGAGGAAAGCCCCAAAGCCCTACAGTTGTTGGTTCAGGTGGGGCTAACGGCGGTACTGGCGGCGGAGGTAAGCCAGCAAAGACTAACCTCAATGGGTCTGATCCAAGCTCTACTGACACGCCTCCATCTAAGTATCCTCCTACAGCTGAGTTCAATCTTCCTCCACATCAATGGAGTCTTCCACTAAGCGCTAAGACCATGGAGCCTGCTTTATCTTCAGCAGCATCCCAGTCTGGTGACGTGAACCGCAGAGGTCGTTTTTGGTTCTATGCAGACAGCGCTACTCAATACACGGCTAAAGCCAATGCCGCAAGAGACTACGGATTCCAATTCATTTGGAACCCTACAGACTACTCAGTAAGCGTAGCTTTGAACCCAGACGTCACTCCTTCATCATCTATGTACTGGGGAACAGCCCTTCCTGTGTTCCCAAGCGGTGAAAATCTATCTGTATCGATCATCTTGGACCGTACAAATGACTTTGCTTGCTTTGGCCCATACGCCAGCACAATTGGAGCAGCAACTATCGTCGGACAAGCTACTGCCGCGAACCCTGCAAACCAGGACCTACTAAATGCCCTTACAAATCTAGAGCAAGCTCTTACAGACACCGCCAGCAACGTGACTGCAGCACAATTTACTCCGTACTACGCAAACGCGGGAACCAACGTAGAGACTCAAATTGCTGATCTTATGCGCCGAGGAACTCTGGCTGACCTTGAGTACCTATACAAGTGCATTAACGGTGATGGCTGGGTGCGGTTAGATCAGGCAACCTCAGATATCGGATTCTTGGCTATGACACTAGTAGAGATCGAGCTGGGGCCTATGCGCTACCTTGGGTATCTAAATAACCTAAATATTAGTCATCAAAAGTTTACGGAAGAGATGATTCCGCTTACAAGCCAGGTAGACCTGCAGTTTGTACTTATGGCATCTGCTTCTGTTGCACAGTCTTCCTCACTTTCTAGAACTGGAACAGGAGCGGCGGTGGCTACATCATGAGTATTGATATTAACTCTCGTTACTACTACTCAACTATTGATTACATCCAACTTGTGGAGGACAGCGATAACAAAGCTATTGTCTTTTATGAGTTCGACACCATCGGAACGATCACCTATACAAAGCATATATACGTAGAAGGCGAACGCTTAGACTCAATCGCCTACAAGTACTGGGGACGATCAAACCTCTGGTGGGTAATCCCTGAGTACAACCCATCTATAACCGACTTTACTAATATCGCACCTGGAACAGAATTGATCATCCCTACAAATGTTTAATTTCATAGACATTGAGTTTCCTAATTCAGGGCTGCCTTTAGTTCTTTCCTACAGAACTACCTTCCATCAAGCTAGATATGAGCATGAAGAAGTAACCATGTACATAAAGAACTGGGGCGTTCAGTATGCCCGAATTCAAAACGGAACCCCTATTCAAGCTACCTTTAAGTCCCCTACTGGGTCTAGGACCTTTCAAGGGTACGTCCACAGCGTAACTCCAGACCTATCTCCAGGAAAAAACTTCGCTCAGGTAGTCGCTTACGGCGCGTCGTACGTTATGAAGCAAGCCTCTCAAAAGATCTGGACTAACGTAACTGCGGATACCGTGGTGGCTGAAATTGCTAAGAAGTATGGTTTTTCTTATAACGCTATGCCGCACCCACGTGTCTACGACCACTTAATTCAAGCGGGAGAGTCTGATTGGGCTTTTCTAGTAAAGCTAGCAAAACAATGCGGTTACTCTCTAAGAGCTGAGAACACAGCACTTTACTTTAACGAAATTACAAATGACTACAAGCAGAACTTTCAAAGCGCTAAATATGCCATTATGCGTGAAGCTAACAGCTCTCTTGGTAGCAGCATGTTTAAGTTTACTCCAGAGGTATCTGAAGCAAATGACATTGATGCTGGAGTCATGAAGGCTGCTACAGCTGTAGGCGGAGTCAACCTAGATACAGCTACTGCAATAGTCACCACTAATCAAAGCAGACCTACGACCACAAAGACCGTCTCTAAGTCTGAAATGTTCGACAGATTCTCTCCTACTGTTGTGATATCTAATGGAAACGTAGCTTCTTCTGAGGCTAAAGCCGCAGATGAGCGAGCTAGATACCCATATCGTGGAAGCGTTCAACTGCTGGGCGATGCCACACTAAAGCCAGATCTTCCAATTTACTTAGACGGCCTAGGCACTGAGTACTCTGGGTACTGGACAATTCTAAGCGCTGACCACATATTTGAAGAACACATGTATACAACTGAACTGCATGTGGGTTCTGATTCTTTAGGCAAAGCTTCTCCTGGATTTACAGGTAGCCCAGACCTAATACCTTCAACGGTACCAAAAAGGCAGATTACGCCAAATGTTGCTCAGACAAATAAGAAGGTAACTTCAAGCTTATCTCAAAACTCTCGTGCTGTTAACGGGGCAACCAAATCGACTAGCCTTGTTGCCACTAACAACAGAAAGCAGCCTAAGGTAGGAAGAACCGATTCTTCTAGCTCCGCTAAGTGGTCTGGGCCAGTAACTAATTTACTAAGTGCGCCTAAGAAAACTAACTTATCATCAGCAGCTGTAGCTAAGTTAAGGAGTACAGGTGTCCGATAAATATTATGGTTTGTACAGAGCTATCTGTACCGATAACAACGATCCCGCAGGAACGAACAAAATCCGCGTCCAAATACCTTCAATAGTAGGCACAACCGATGACAGTGGTGACTTGTTTCAGACTGGGTGGATACCTGGATGTTTACCTGCTGTTGATAACGGAACGCATCTTAACCACACAGATGAGTATACAACTACATCGACTTCGATTGGGCCTTACGGTTCACACACTCACAACGTAACCCTGAACGCAGAGCACTCTTCGCATTTAACGGTACCTAACGTAGGGCAGCCTGTGTGGATCATGTTTGAGCAAGGCGACGTTAACTTTCCAGTATGGATGGGAGTATACCTATGACCGAGAGAGCTATAGCTTTCCCGTTTTCAATTGACTCAACTGGGTCGATCTTGACAACCACAAATGAGGAGAAGATCTGGCAAGACAGAGTTGCCTTTGTCCTGCTTACCAATGAAGGCGAAAGAGTTATGCGCCCTACATTTGGCTCCCAGATAAACGCCCTTATCTTTGAGAACAACTTCTCTAGCACTACTGCCGCCGAACGTGTGGTGGCTGGTGCGTTCTCACGCTGGCTACCCACGCTAAAACTGAACAACGTAGTCGCTCTTCCAGACACAGTTAGCGGAGGATTGGTAGTCCAAATTACTTATACTTTACCTAGCGGCCAGCCAGGTACGGTCACCACCTATACCAACACAGCAAACATTAACCGCTACGGCGATATCGTAACGAACTAAGTAGGAGACCAAATGGCAACCAGCAGTAACTATGTCCCACAGGTGGATTACACCTCCCGTGACTATGCGGCTATCAGCGCTGATCTTCAGAACCTGATTCCTAACTTCCTGCCCGACTGGACCAACCGTGACCCAGCTGACTTTGGTATTACCCTGATTGAGCTATTCGCTTATATGGGTGACCTCATGTCCTACTACATTGACCGCTCTGCTAACGAGGCATTCTTAACCACAGCCAGCCAGCGTCAAAGCGTTCTTCAGATCGCCAATTTGCTCAATTACACCCCTAGTGGCTTGATTGACGCGACAACCACCTTAGAGTTTACAAACTCTACAACCTCAGCTATCACAGTACCAGCGGGTACTCAGGTAGCTACAACTGCCGTAGTAAACGGCACTAACCCACAGGTTATCTTTGAAACCCAGCTCGATGTCGTAGTACCAGCAACCAGCACAACTGCTGTTGGAACAGCGTCTTCTACATCAGTGGTAACTTTGTCTGCGGCTAACACCAACATCTCTGTAGGAATGACAGTAGCTGGAACAGGCGTCGACTCTGGCACCATAGTAACGGCAGTAAACAGTGACGTCTCTATTACCCTAAGCGAATCTGTTACTTTGTCAGCAGTCACTCTTACCTTTACTTCTCCAAGCCCAACAGCTTCAGTTCAGGCTCAAGAAGGTCAGACAATCACCTCTGATCCTATTCAGGTATCTGATGGACTGGCCTCTCAGATTTACCAGCTTGTACAAAGTCCAGTAATCCAAAACAGCGTGGCTGTAACTGTAGACAACAACATCTACACCCAGGTAAGCAATCTTCTTGACTCAGGTCCAAATGATGCCGTCTTTGCAGTAACAATAGACGCAAACAACAACAGTTACGTTCAGTTTGGCGACAACATCAGTGGCCGTATCCCGCCAATCAACTCTCTTATTAGCTTCACCTATCGTATTGGCGTAGGCGCGGCAGGAAACGTTTCTGCTGGCTCATTAACCAAGATCTTGAACCTTAACGCTGCTGGACTTTCCGTAACCCAAGCTAACCCAGCTATCGGTGGCGCAGACATCGAATCCACTGACTCTATCCGTGTAAATGCGCAGGCCCCTGTGTCAAACAGTGGTCGCGTTGTATCTTTACAGGACTATCAAACCGCAGTTACAGGCGGAGTACAAAATGCTAGTAAAGCTAACGCGATCTCTAGTGTCTACACGGCAGTTACTCTTTATGTAGCTCAAAAAGGTGACCCAGGAATCGATCCACTAACAAGTGATTACACCACTGCGTTCGTTACCTTGTCTTCTTCAGTTCAAAGCTTCTTGACAGGTAAGACAGCCCCTAACGTAACGGTCAGCGTGCTTCCTCCGACTTATGTACCTATCAACGTTACATTGGCAATCGTTGCCCCTAAGAACGTGCGAAACAGCACCGTTCAGACCGCTGCAACAGCAGCTATCGCTGGCCTACTTACCTTTGACGCCACATCTTTCGGTGAAACTGTTAAAGTTGATGATATAAGGAACGCCCTGTACGCACTAAATAGTCAAAACACTCAGGTGTCAAGCATTACGTTCACGACCGTGGCCCGTTCAAACGGTTCAGGTTACGCGGACGTTGTTTGCGCCCCGAATGAGATACCCGAAGCTGGAACAATAACTGTAACCGTAACTGGCGGAATCTCGAGCTAAGGACAGAGAATGACTACTTACTATCCAAATGGGATAACCCCTTTTACTACTCACGTAGACATCACTGAGATCATTGATGCGTCTCATGTCAACAAGCTTCAGACTGAAGTAACCTCTATCGAAACAATCGTAGGTGTTACCCCATCTACTGTACCTACAGGCGGCTTTGCTACCGACCTTACGGCAGCTTCCAGCACGAGCAATCCAACGCCTACGTCAAATTTGTACTTGACGGCTGGGACTCAATTTAACAGCATCTCTGATCGTATTACAAACGTTGAAAACATTGCTATCACGGCTTACACCTCAGGAGCAGCTGCAGCACAGGTAGGAAATGTACTAGCGGTAGAAGTACTCGGCGGATTCTAACTTAAGGACTACACGTGGCAACATACGGAATTGATTACTACGGCCGCGGCTACTACGGAAACGTAAGCCTAGCTAACTTTGACGCAAACCCTTTTACAGCCGCGCCTCTTGACTATGGCAAGATCTATCTTCAATGGAACACGCCTACAGGTAACTATTCAGGCATCCGCCTTGTTCGTAACGGTAGCGGTTTTCCTCAAACTGCCGATGATGGAGACGTTCTAGTAGACGGCAGCTATGGAACAGTAGCAAACGACTTTTACGACCCATCACCTTACGGCTACGACGGAACCTTGCCTATGGGCAAGTTCTTCTACTACTCAATCTTTGTTTCAGACACTGATACAGGCCAATGGGTGCGTGCTGCAAATGCTGCTGGCCTATCTGTCAAAAATTACGGTACGCCAGACGCTATGTACGATTACCTTCCTGGTATCTATAAGACAACAGACATTACAGCTCCAGTAGACACCTCTGATAACCCAATTCTCTCTGGGTTTTTAAAGATCTTTGGCTTTTACTACGACATGATGCGCACAGAGATCGACAACATCACATCACGCTATGACGTAGCTAACCTTTCTGGAAATCTAATTCCTGGCTTGATGCAGCAGTTCGGCATCCAGTACGAACCTGAGCTAGGTCTTGCTCGTGGACGATCGTTCCTCTCTAACGTAGTACATATTAACAAAACCAAGGGAAGCCTTGCGGGAGTTCAAGATTACGTTAAATCCTTTACAGGTAACGCTGGAATTGTGACATTGGGTAAGAACTTGATGCTTGACATCAATGACTCTTCTGCGGAGCAGAGTATTGGTAGTTGGACAGTCACTAATGCCACGATCACTCAGCATGTTCCTCAATTTATTACCTCGTGGTCGGTAAGCGCTAGCACCTCATCTAGCACTCTCACGGTCACAGTGCCAAGTACAGCAGAGTTTTCTACGGGCAATACCATTGAGATCTACGGAACTACGCTTATTAACGGCACCTATACGCTTACAGGAACAACCACGTCTACAGTTTCAATGGTGACCGCGACTCCGTTTCCTACTGCTCAAAGCGGCACTGGTGGCCAGATTTCTAAGCATGCTCCGTACAACGAGACGGCTAATCCTTACGGTGTCCAAAATGGCCGTAACGGTGAATTTAAGATTACTGCTACAGGTACCTCAGCCATTACTGGCACATGCTTAAACACATCAGTAGCTATTGCAGTAGGAAACGACACTACAACAACCTACTACCAGAGCCCTACCTCTCACAGCATTGGTGTATCCGCTTCTACCGAGTACACCCTCAGCTATAGAGCTTGGTCATACGCAACAGCACGTAGCTTTAAGGCTGGAATTAACTGGTACGACCGCACAGGAACAATCATCGGCAGCACCGCACTCGGTTCAGCAACAACATCAACTACAACTTCTTGGACGACTATCAGCGTAACAGCTACCTCTCCAAGCAATGCTGTATTTGCTATTCCAGTATTTACTATCGCTAGCCCGACTGCCAACGAAGTCCACTTCCTAGATGCGTTTCAGTTTGAGGCAGGTGGATCAGTTACCTACTTCCAAGAGTCTCGCTTAGTGCAGATAGCAGTCGCCGCAAACCGAGTCAACCTCTTTGTTAATCCTAACTTTGAGTACAGCACGAATGCTCCTTGGACTGCTACTAACGGAACACTGATTACGCAGTCGGACACTGTAGTACCTAACTCATCACCTAACATTGCTATCAGCTCAAGCGCTTTAGAGCTTCATAACTCAAGCACCTCAGCAGTTACCTTAAGCTCAGCAGCTACTTCAGCTGACTACATGCCAGTGCTTAGCAATGAGACCTACACCTTTAGCGGTTACTTCTTTATGTCACCAGATGATGGAGCACCTGCTCCGCAAGGAATTTACTTCAAGACAATCTGGTATGACTCAAGTAACACACTCATCTCGTCTAGCTTTAGCCAGACGTTTACAGTAAGTACTACTGAGTGGAACAGATTCTCGTTTACAACGGCTTCTCCTAATAATGCTGCTAGCTGTAAGTTTCAGGTCGTATGGCCAGCACCTACTACCACAGGCATTGCGATATTGATGGATGCCTTCCTATTTGAGGCCTCTGCTTATGTGGACAGCTTCTTTGACGGAAGCTTTGGTTACGCTGATCTAGGCGATGTAACTTGGAAGGGCACACCTAATCAGAGCCCTAGTTACTACTACCGTAACCGCTTTGCTACGCAGAACCGCGTCAACGAGACACTGCCTAACTACCTGATGATAGGAACTAACTTTGCAACTTATTACGCGCAAGCGTAGTATGGAGCTATGACCACCTTATTTTTAGTTTCAGGCTTTGTAGCCTTCTTCATAGCTGTCGTCGAACAGCTTGTTGATCTACGAGCCTTCAAGGCGCTTCTCTGCCTAATTCTATCTGCGGGGGCTGTGGCAATCGTAGGCGGGCTTACTACGCGCCAAGAAATCCTTTACACAGTTGGCGGTGCCTTCTTTGGTCCCATGCTTGCTTTAGCCACTGACAAGATGTCGACATTTACCCAGGCGGTAGTGCGAACTCGCGAGTAGGTGTATCATGGTCAACCTCTGAAAGGGAGAACCATGAACTCATATATCGTAATTGCTGGAAACGGCGAGACAAGCCGTAACAATCTAGAAGCTTTGGTTTCTGATTATGTAATCATGCTAAAGCAAAAGAAGAAGACGCCAATGCTGGCCTTCTTAGCTAACGACAAGCCTTCACTGGCCCAGACTTGGGCTTGGCAGTATGCCAAGGACAAGGGAATTGAGTGCACACTCTTTGCTGTCAAGGAATCGGCCGCTGGCAAACTAAGCCACATCTCATTTAACCAGTCCGACAACCCCGCCAAGTTAGCTATTGACGTCTTTGGAACAGAGGAGACTAATGTCTTCTTGCTTTGGGATGCCGATGACCCTGAAACCGTAGAGATCGCCTCTGAGTTCGCCTCAGCAGGCGTAGTTTGCTACGACCTGACAAATGGGCTCCTACCTATCGAACCAGTAGGCCCTAAATCGGCCCCAGAATCGCCTATGAAGCCCTTAGAGGCCGAAATGGTACTCAAGCCTGTCGTCTTGCCTGTCGAGGCCCCTAGCGTAACTACAGAGCCCTCTGACAAGGCACAGGCAATCCGTCAGGCAGCCCTAGATTTTGCTGAAGCGATTATCAAAGCGATCAATGCTTAGCCTTCGCGCCACTGGGCTATATGCCTATATTTGCCAGAACCCTGACGAGTCTCTTTCGGCGATCTCAATCGCCAAGAAGTTTCAAGAGGGCGAGAAGGCTGTTCGCGCTGCCCTTAACGAACTCCGTGAGGCTGGTTTGATCATAACCAGGACAATACGGACATCCAAAGGCCAGCTAATCAAGGTGACCGAGCTAGTAGCGGACTCCCAAAACCGAGCGGCGGAAACCGGCGGATACATACAGCTGAATGAGCTCTATAGCCAGAACAGCCTATTAACCCAAATAGCTAGTTCTTCTAATAGAGATATAAGCTTTGCTAATAGTAAAACGGAGTTTTACGAGGAAGAGAAGTTTGAGATAGGAGAAGAGATGGGCTACGAGTTCTTCGGCAAGACCTCCTCTGGAGATGATGAAGTGGCCGTAGAGCGTAAGAAGTTCGAAGACCAGAAGAAGGCCGAGTACCAAGAGGCCAAGCTAAAGAAGCATGAGGAGACGTTCCGTGCTCGTAAGGATGTGGCTCCAGAACTCTGGACCTCATCAGATACGGCCCGCCAGTTCTCATCCATGATCCACGACCGCTGGGATATTCCGCCTTGGAAGGTTTCCGACACGCCGCTATCGGCCGCTATCTATCAGGCACGCCAGAAGCACGACACCAATGGCGCTATAGAGCTGGTTATGCTTAAGATGTTCTTTGCTCAGGATAACGTCAAGGCTATGAAGGATCCGAACATCATGTGGCGTCACTTCATCTCTTCATTTGGCTCCTTGTCAGATCGTGCTAAGCTGGAGATGCCAGACCCTGAGAAGAGAGCAAGATCAGAAGAGCGAGCTGCTAAGGTTAACGCCTTCCTATTCGAGTTAGATGAGGATTCAGATGTATAAGCCAGAGGCACTAAAGGTAAAACGCAAAGCTTGGCTAAAGCTTTCAGGCGTTCCTGCATCTTCTACAGGTTGGCGCTTAGAGGATTGCACAGACCTTGATGCCGATGATGCAAAGAAGATCGCTGCATGGGTGGCACATGCTAAGAACGGTCGCATCATCCGAGCATTAGGTCAGAAAGGTTGTGGCAGAGGTCTACTGCTACATGGCGACCCAGGGTTCGGTAAGTCAACAGTTGCTTCAGCGATCCTGCAGGAGATGATCACGAAGTTCATGCTCGTGTCATTTGACGCAGAAGCTCAAGTGGTCGTTCGCCCTTGCTACTTCTCTAGCTACAACGCTATTGTTGCGCTGAAGGGCAGCACGATGAACGATGAGGTTTCAGATGCTGACCTTAAGCTGATGTCAGGAATTATGGGCGAGTGTAAGGACGATGCTTACAACGTACGTGTTCTTGTCATTGACGACATTGGTAAAGAGCATATGAGCCAAAGCGGTTGGCAACGTAACCTACTACATGACATTCTTCGTACTCGTTACTCAAAAGGTTTACCTACTATCGTTACAACTAACTTAGAGGTAGATGATTGGGCACAAGTTTACGGAGAGGCTACAGGTAGCTTTATCAACGAAGCTTTTGGCATTATCGCCGTTAAAAGTAAGGCAGGTGATTTAAGATTAAAGGCATGACGCAAAAGAAGTTGTTACAGGTATTTCTCAGCAAGACGCAGACTCCAGGACCTGGCGTCTACGAAGTATCTATAGATGACTACGACAATCTGTCCTGTACATGCTCTGGATGGACTGCTAAGGCAACCTGTAAGCACACTCGTTTTGTTAACGCACGCATCGAGAGTAACGGTGGTACTTACCCGCTAGAGATCTCTGATAGAGCCAGCACTGAAGATGCTGATCTGGCTCAACGATCAGACGAAGCTTTTAGAAGTTTTATTATCAGATTCGGGAAAATAGAGGTTTACTAACAAATGCTAAAAGGGGACATCAGTAACGCTTTACCAAGACGCTTCTTGGTTAACATTGATGTGGTACGTTCTTCCAAGCCGCAGATTAAAAAGCGTCTGGGTATCATTCCAACTGTTCAATACACGCATGAATACAACATGCAGATGCTTAGCCGTTTCTACATCCATACGGTTAAGGTAGGCGAAACGCTAGAGCTCTTCTCTGTAGAGAACTCTCAAGAAGAGCTTGACGAAATGATGGAGTACCTAGATCGTATTGGGACTAATCCATTTCGCTACTTCACTTCTTACTCATCGCTGGCTCACGTAGTCGCAGAGCTTCCTTACCGACCAGAGCTTGTCGGAGTTGTAGATACCTCAGAACGTTTGCTACGTTACGGTCATTGGGGCATAACCCCAGAAGAATTTTTTGGAGGAAAGCGTGACTAATGAAACTCGTATGCTGCATAAGGCAATCATTGACCGCAACCTCACGCCAGTATTCTCTCGTGGAGTAACTGACGACTGGTTCCGAGATGAGGGTGATCGACGACTTTTCTTGTTTATGCGTAAGCACTATGCTAACTACAGCGAGGTGCCTTCGCTCAACGCTATCAAAGATAACTTTCCTAACTTTGAGCTAGATACTGAGGTCTCTGACAGTATTGAGTACCTAGTTGATAACGTCATTACCTCTCGTCGCAAAGAGGCGACTGAGAAGATCATTGATCGTGCTATCCGCACTATTGAGAAGGATAAAGACCATGAGGCTGCTCTTATTGAGATGCAGGGCGGTATCGCCGCTCTTGACCAAGAGGGATTTAGCTTCAAGTCAGACTACGACCTTACAGAAGATCCAGAGGCTCGTTTTCAAGAGTACTTGTCTCGTAAAGATCGTCCCGACTCTTTGCTTGGTTATGCCACAGGCTTTCCAACCATTGACTCAACACTAAGCGGTATCCAACGCGGCCAGCTCATTGTTATCGCTGCTTTGCCTAAGACAGGTAAGTCAACGCTACTAATGCAAATGGCTCTGAATATGCACAACGACGGCAAGTCAATTATGTTCGTTACCTTTGAGATGACTGCTTTTGAGCAAGCGCTTCGTTATGATGCTATGCGCTCTAAGCTTTCATACCAGCGCTTGTCTACAGGTACTATGACACCTGATGAAGAGGCGCGATATAGCACCAACCTCAAAAACCTAAAGAGTTACGATGCTGGGTTCCACCTTGTAGGTTACGACACAGGGCCTTCTCTAACTGTTACAGGTATTGCTAACAAGATTCAAACGCTACAGCCAGACGTAGTAATCATTGATGGTACTTACCTTATGATCGATGAGAACGGCGAAAAGGTTGGTTCATCACAAGCAATCACCAACATCACACGTGGTACAAAGAAGCTAGCTATGCGAGCAAACCTACCTGTAATTATGTCTACTCAGTTCCTTGAGAGCAAGACTCGTGGTGGTAAGGCTGACATGTACTCAATCGGTTACTCATCTTCTTTTGGTCAAGACGCCGACGTAGTTTTTGGCCTTGAGAAGCAAGATGAGAACGTTGACGAGATGCGCACTCTTAAGATTATGGCCAGCCGTAACTCTGGTCCTGCTGAGATCGAACTTACATGGGACTGGGATGGTAGTACGTTCCGAGAAGTCGACGAATCAGATTTGAATATTGACTGATGACTACGGGGGAGATGGAAGACCTTCTTGCTCGTCTGGGCATTGAGGTAACTGGCGTACGTGGCGATGAGGTTCAGGCTAAATGCCCTGGGCACCTCTTCAACACGGGTAAAGAAGACCGCAACCCTTCTTGGTCAATAAATGCTGAGACAGGTGCGCATATCTGCTTCTCCTGTGGGTTTAAGGGCGGTGTTAACTACCTAGTTAGCTTTATGGGTGGCTCAGAAGACACAGAGAAGTGGCTAGAAGAAAACACCAAGCATCTGAGCATGGCGTTTGACGCGATGAAGCGCTCGCTTAACCCAGAAAAAGAAAAGATCGAGTATCTAGATGAGTCGATGCTTGCTATCTACACAGAGCCTCCAGCTGACGCACTGAAGTCTCGAGGCCTAAGCCCTATGGCTGCTCACCTCTACAACTTGCTGTGGGATCCTCGTACAGAGTGCTGGATTATTCCTATACGCGACCCTAAGAACAATAAGCTCCTAGGTTGGCAGGAGAAGGGGCATACAAGCCGTTACTTTAAGAACCAACCTGCTGGTATTAAGAAGAGCCGAGCACTTTATGGGTACAACGAGTACTCAAGCGGAGACATGATCCTTGTAGAGTCGCCATTAGACGTAGTACGCCTTGCCTCTGTAGGAATACTTGGGGGCGTTGCTGCGTATGGAGCCCTAGTGTCTAAGGATCAACTAGAGCTACTTAAAAGCGCTGAACGCTTAGTCATAGCTTTAGACAACGACGACGCAGGTAGAAAGTCAGCCGAACAGTTGTTTGATTGGGCAAAGTCTATTAGTCTAGGCATCTGGTTCTTCAACTACAGCGGCATCGACGTTAAGGACGTCGGCGGTATGAGCAAAGCTGAGATCGAATCAGGCCTAGCTAGTGCTAGACATAGTTTGAGAGGACGCTCCGCTGTCTACAGAAGATAAGATACGACGCCTTTCAATAGTGCTTCGTATGATGAGCGGTCAATGTGCCCACACAAGTAACTTCAGATTAAGAGCCGATTGCATAACTTGTATGGCTGAGGAAATATTAGAGGAGGTAGAAACATGGCAATGATCATCGGACTAACAGGGTACGCCCAATCTGGCAAGGACTCAGTTGCTTCAGTGTTAATAGAGAAATACGGCTTTGAGCGGGTGGCTTTTGCTGACCCGATTAAATCATTTCTAATGGAGCTTAACCCAGTACTAGAGACAGGCTATCGTCTTCGTGAAACTGTTAGTGATTATGGCTGGGAGCTAGCCAAGGCAAAGACAGAGGTTCGCCGTCTACTTCAAGCTACAGGTATGGCAGCTCGCACAGCGCTTGGTCAGGATATCTGGGTACTATGCGCTCTTCGTGCTATCTCTGACAATAACCAGTCTTACGTTATTACAGACGTCCGCTTTGACAACGAGGCGAGAATGATCAAGAACCTAAATGGTCAACTATGGCGTGTAGAGCGCCCAGGGGTTGGCCCAGTAAACGATCACGTCTCTGAGACCACAATCCAGGAGTTTGAGGTTTCACAGACCTTCCTGAACTCTGGTACCTTAGAGGACCTAGAGGCACAGGTAACTACGCGTATGAAGGGCTTACTGGTTTGACCTTTACAGGTACTTTACTTCCTTATCAGCCAGAGGCTGTGGATCGTATGTGCGAGCGTAAGAAGATGCTCGTGGCGTACGACCTTGGTTTGGGCAAAACCGTTCTAACTATTGCTGCTTTAGAACGTTTGATGGATGAAGGAAAAATTACCGAGCCAGGCATTATCATTTGTTTATCCTCACTTAAATACCAGTGGGCTAATCAGATTGAGAAATTTACCAGTGGGACTTCACGCGCTTTGGTCATTGACGGCACACCAACGAAGAGAAGGGCACAGTACGAAGAAGCTTACGACTGGGGCCACACCCTCGTTGATTACGTCATTCTTAACTATGAGCAAGTTGTTAACGACTGGGACTACGTTGCCAAGCTCCCACGAGGATTCGTCGTCCTCGATGAAGCCACAGCAATCAAGTCCTTTAAGTCAAAGCGATCTAAAACAGTAAAGCGTCTAGGTAACGCTGAGTACAAGTTTGCGCTTACTGGAACTCCTATTGAGAACGGTAAGCCAGAAGAGCTTTACAGCATCATGCAGTTTGTAGACAACAACGTCTTAGGCCGCTTCGATATCTTTGATCAAGCTTTCATCGTCCGCAATAACTGGGGCGGGGTTGACCGATACCGCAACCTTCCAGTACTCCATGAGAAGCTAAAGACAGCGGCTGTTAGAAAATCACAGAGCGACGCAGATGTCGCCCCATTCCTTCCAGAGTCAATCCATAAGGAACCTCTAGAGGTCTTCTTTGATCGCAAGGCCTCTAAACTTTACGGACGTATTACAGATGACCTGTTAGCAGACCTAGAAGAGGCTCAGACGCTCTTTGGTAGCTCCTTCAATGTCTTGGCCCACTACGGACATGAAAGCCAGTACGGCGGTCCTGCAGACGAATTACGCGGTCGTTTGATGTCTAAGATCGGGGCGCTAAAGATGCTTTGCTCCCATCCTGACCTAGTTAAGGACAGCGGTCTTAAGTTTCATAAGATGGAGGGCGATGGGTCAGCCTACGCTGCTGAACTACTAGATGAGGGGCACTTAGAAGGCATTACGCACTCCCCAAAGCTTGAGACCTTGAAGGAGTATGTAAACGCTCACCTAGACCTTAATCCAGCTAACAAGGTTGTGATCTTTGCCTCATACGTAGGTATGCTTGATATTATTGCTGAGGCCTTAGGGCCAGACCAATGCCGACTATACTCAGGGAAACTAGATGCTAAGACTAAGGAAGACAACAAGATCTCGTTCAACACGCAAGCGGAAGTTCGCGTTCTCATTTCTTCTGATGCTGGTGGGTATGGTGTTGATCTGCCTGCTGCTAATCTACTGGTCAATTATGATCTACCCTGGTCATCAGGAGGAGCAATTCAACGTAATGGACGAATAAAGCGGGCCTCATCGACTTGGCCTACTATCGTCATTCAAGATATGATTATGAAGAACTCAATAGAAGAGCGTCAACATCAGGCCCTAATGCAGAAGACCTCTATTGCTAATGCAGTAGTTGACGGCATAGGAATCGATGATGAAGGCGGCGTACCTATCACTTTGACCAGTTTGCGCCAGTTTCTGCAATCAGCCAGCGTATAGAAAGGGTATAATTATAAAATGCCTAATGCACCTAAGACCCCAACACGTACCATCCGCGTCTCTGACGAGATCTGGAAGCCTGTACAGGCTAAGGCCCTAAAAGAGGGGGTCACTGTTACGAGCGTCATTATCAAGGCTCTTGAGGCTTACTTAGCGGAAGTTGACAATGCCTAGTCAAGTGGTAATGTAATCCATATAACCGAGGGGGTTACTATGGATCTAACTCAGATCAAAGACTTAGTTCGTCAAGCTGCATCTCTTAAAGATCAATCAGATCTTCTTAATAAGCGCCACTCTGAAATCAAAGGCCGTCTTACAGAAGCTATTGATGAGCTAGGTGAGACAGATGGCCGTGGCCACATAACACTAGAAGTCGATGACACTGTTAGTGGCATCAAATCTATTTCTAAGCAACGCCGCGTAAGCCAATCAATCGACATCGAAGTTGCCGAAGCGCTTCTTGCTGCTAAAGGCCTAACAGAAGATTGCGTTAAGCAAGTCCCTGTTCTAGATGAAGATGCGATTATGTCTGCTTACTACCAGAACAAGTTGTCAGAAGAAGATATTGACAAGATGTTCCCAAAGAAGATTTCCTACGCATTTATTATGAATAAGGGATGAGTATGGACGACGATCTAATTGACGCTACGTTTGCTGACTTGGATGTTTACTATCCAGGCAGTAAGCGCAAACGCCGTGAGGTCGTAAAGCCTGAACCAAAAGGTGAAGGTGCGTGGGACTCGAAGCCCTACATCAAAACACTTCCCAGTGGTAAAGACATTGAGATGTTTGCTGTAGGATCATTGGCAACAGCCTTAGGGCGCCCGCTTATAACCATACGTGCGTGGTTCAAGTGGGGTTACTTACCAGAGTCGCCTTATCGTCTTCCTACCAAGAAAGACAAGACTGGTGTAGAGCGTAAAGGTAGACGCCTTTACACAAGACCTATGATAGAGTCTGCAATTGAAATCTTTACGAAGAATGGACTTATGTTCAAACCTCGTATAGACTGGTCGCAACATCCTACGATCGCTAAGGAGATCGCAGATGCTTGGGACAAACTTCTAGAAAACTAAACCATAAGAAAAGGACTGCCAAATGGCCACAGATACAGATAACTACCTAGTGGATCTAGACGATTCATTGGATGCTCGTCCAGAGCAAATCACATCAGCAGCTAGTAGCGTTGCTTCTGGCTGGGATGCAGCTACAACAAATGCCGCTCCAGCTGATGGTTACCCAGTAGACTTTAAGCAATCTGAGGATCCTCAGATCATTAAGTTTATTGATCCAGACGGCCCGTTCGCTGTCTACAAGCTTCACTTCCTACAGAACAAGGCTGGTAAGAAGTCTTACATCTGTATCGGAGAGAAATGCCCACTCTGCACAGTGCTACGTCACCGCCCAGAGGATAAGAAGGCATTCACTATCATTAACTTCAGCGCACCTGAAGGTGCACAGCGTCAGCAACTTGTAGCGACTCCACGTCTTTACAAGACTATCCACGCTGCTCACTTCTCACCTCAAGGACCATTGACCAAGAACTACTGGGCAATGAGCCGCACAGGTAAGATGCAAACAACTGTTTACCACATGAATTCAGTCAAGGCTCGTGATCTCAATGAAGATTGGGGTCTAAACGAAGCTGAGGTTGAAGCCGCAGTTGGTACGTTCAAGCCATACGATCGCTCTGTAATCAAAGAGAACTCTTACCAAGAGCTTCTTGAGATCGCTCAGGATCTACTTAACGACTAACGCACACTAGACGTCCAGAGGCATAGGTTTCCCCCTTTCTCTATGCCTCTGGGCCTTTTTAAGGGGTAAATATGGGGTTAATTCTTACTAAAGAAGAACTAGATGAGATGGTTGCTTACTATCTAACACAAGACGCTTTTGCTTACGATGTGGAAACAATGGGAGATCGCCGAGGCGATACTCCAGTAAACGATGTAGTGTGGATTAGCTTTGCCACATATGGCCGTGTAGATGTTATTCCTATGGGTCATCCTAATGGAGAGTTTATAGGCTTAGACCGCCCGTTAACTGGTCAGGGCCAAAAGCGTGTAGACGCTGGACATGCTCCTCGTGAAAGCGATTACTCTCGCAGTGATAAGCGAGCAACAAAACTATTCTCACCTGCTCCAGAACAACTGTTCCCAGCAGAGGTATTCAAGGCGCTAGAGCCTTTAATGTTTAACGATAAGATTCTTAAGGTCGGGCATAACCTAGCCTTCGACCTTACTTCAGTTGCTAAGTACCTAGGTAAGCGTGTGCCTGTAGGCCCTTACTTTGACACTATGATTGCCTCGTTCCTGTACAACACACAGAATAAAGGTAAGTGCGGACTTGCTGATTGCTTGAAGCGTGAGATCGGCTACGAGATGGTCAAGGGCGTCGGTAAAGAGATTGAAGCCCACTCATTCCTAGAGACATATAAGTACGCTGCTTTGGATGCTAAGTACACCTTCTTGCTATGGAAAGCTTTAATCCCTAAGCTAGAAGAGTCAGGCGTCGAGAAGGTAATGAACCTAGAGATGGATGTACTGGCAGTTCTTTGCGATATGAAGCTTACTGGTGCTCCGATTGATATGGACAGCCTTACAAAGCTTCAGATCACACTAGAAGCTGAACTAGAGATCAAGCGTGCTTCTATCTACAAGCAAGCTGGTCGTCAGTTCAACATCAACTCTATTCCAGAACGTCAAGAGCTTTTATACAAGCCTAAGATTGAGGGCGGTCGTGGTCTTAAGACCAAGGTACTCACTACAAAGGGCCAAGAAAAGAGCGATGAGGGTAAGGAACTACTTTACACAGACTACTCCACCTCCTCAGAAGCACTGGCTGAGAACAAGGAGAAGGACGAGCTTTGTAAATTGCTCGTAGAGTACGCAGATCTTAACAAGTTGCTTACTACTTATGTGATTCCATACCTAGGTGGGGACGTAACCAAGACCACTGGCGGTAAGTCTAAGACCGAGTACCGTGACAGCCTGTTAATCAATGGCCGTATTCATTGCGACTTTGTGCAGAACGGTGCGGAGACTGGTCGTTTCTCCAGCCGTAATCCAAACCTACAGAACGTCCCTAGTCCTGCTACTGCTCACGGTAAGGCGATTCGTAATCTCTTTATCCCACCAGTGGGGCAAAAGCTAGTAGTCGCCGATTACTCTCAGATTGAACCTCGTATCATTGCTGACTTCTCTCATGACCCAATCATGGTTAAGTCATACCTAGATAAAGAGGATATCTACATGACTGTAGCGGCTACCATGGGCGTTAACCGTGCTGCTGGTAAGACCCTAGTCTTATCCATGGCCTACGGCGTAGGTCCTGACAAGATAGCCCGCAGTATTGGCTGTACCAACACAGAGGCTAAAAAGCTTCTTAACGACTTCGCTGAAAAATTCTCCGCCGTTGGCCTGTATAAGTTAAGAGTCATCGGGGTAGCCCGTAAGCGTAAGTATGTAGTCACTGCCACAGGGCGCCGTCGCTACCTTCCAGATATCGTATCCAGTAACCGTGAGAAGAAGGCGGGTGCTGAGCGCCAGGCCTTCAATACTGTGATCCAAGGCACAGCTGCCGACATCATGAAGATAGCCATGGTCCGTGCTCATAAGATGATTCCAGAAGGTGCTAAGATACTCCTCACAGTGCACGATGAACTTGTGACTTCCTGCCCAGAGCACTTAGCTGAACAGACTGCCGAGGCCATTCGTGAAGCAATGGAAGGCGTAAAGATGCTCAAGACTATTCCGCTTATCGCGGATGTGAAGATAGTGGATAAGTGGGGTATGGCTAAGTAATGGGCTTCTTCGATAAGTTTAAGCGCGATAGAGACCAAGAGGTAACTCTTGAGTCTATTGAGATCCCTATGTCAACACTCGCACGCTGGTACTTGTATGACATGCAGATTGAAAACCCAGAGGTTATTGCTTCTGACTTAGGTCTTGTTAACATCAGTGAAGAGGGTTCAGAAAAGGAACGTCAAGATAGCGATGACCGCATTGCTATGTTGTCTGGTGTTTCGGAGTTCGCAGAGATGATGGCGGAGATAAACGCCTCAGTAATCGGCGCAGTTAAGTCACGCATTGTGGAAGAGTGCATCAGCAACGGTACATTAGAACTAGATGAGGAAGAGTTAGAGCTCCTCTACGATCAAATGGAACTGACAGATGACCTTTCACACAGTATTGGGCTTAGTGCTATTATGGCTACATTATCAATAGGAATTAACACAGGGCTGCTCCAACTAGGACCAGCATGGGCAACTGAAGGGCACAAACATGAGCACTGACTGGTGGTCAAAAAAGATGGGCGCACCTGCTGCCCCACGTCAACCTCTACCTCCTGCACTTCCCCCGCAGCAATATCAAGCACCTGCGCCCACTAACCCTGGTTACGCAGTAGTCAACCCTACTGTTGAAATAACTCCACAGGTTCTTCCTAAGAGCGCACTTAACCCTGTGCGATGTCCTGCATGTAATGGTGGTAACTATCCAAAGGTAGGTATGGGTACCTCACAGAATGGTAGCTTTGACGTTCACCGCTGCTACGATTGCGGTTACCCAAAGGTGCAAGCTGGCTCAGGCGTTGGTACTGTAGGCGGTAGTTCCTCAGGAGGTCCAGCAACACCTGCAAAACAAGTTGCTACAGGCGGATTTAACCCTACGACTATCATTGGACATATTTAATGGCTACAGCAGAACTAGACAAGTTTGTACTAAAGATCAATAAGAAGCTTGGCCCAGGAACTATCGTTCGTGGCTCAGAGATTCGTGACAACCTACTAGAGCGATTCCCTAGCGGTTCATTGTCCCTAGACGTAGCGCTGGGTGGCGGTTGGACTGTTAACCAATGGCACGAAATCGTTGGAGAAGCTTCCAATGGCAAGACTGCTATTGCGCTAAAGACCATCGCTGCTAACCAAAAGCGTGACCCTGAATTCACTACTGTATGGATTGCTGCAGAGCAGTGGGTTCCTCAGTACGCTGAGATGTGCGGAGTAGATACCTCACGTGTGTATGTAATCTCTACCAACATCATGGAAGATGCCATGGACGCCGTCATCGAGTTGGCTGAGAGCCGCAACGTAGACTGCATCGTTATTGACTCACTTCCAGCCCTAGTACCTAGTGCTGAGGATGATCGTGAGATGGGAGAGTCAACTGTTGGTCGTGGCGCTATCGCCTCTAACAAGTTCTTCCGCAAGGTTGGTAAGGCGTCTAAGCGCAGCCTAATAGACGAGTCTGACCGCCCATTTATCGGAATTATGATCAACCAGTACCGCCAGAAGATCGGCGTTATGTATGGAGATCCTCGCACTACCCCAGGCGGACTAGGTAAGGACTACTCGTTCTTTACCCGTATTGAGGTAAAGCGCGATGACTGGATCGAGGTCGGCACAGGCGATAGCAAGCGCCGTGTAGGTCAGACCATCAAGATCCGTACCCTTAAGAACAAGTCTTCAGCCATCAATCCACCAGCATTTATAGACTTCTATTTTGCTGAGGGTGGAGAACTACTTCCAGGTGATTTTGATATCGGCAAGGAGATTGTAGCCTTGGGTATCCTAAACAAGATCATCACCCGTGCTGGTGCGTACTACAGCTATGGAGATAGAAAGTGGATGGGTGGAGATGCTATCCTTAAGTCACTGAGAGAAGAAATAGATCTACGCGAAACACTTGAGAAGGACGTCCTAAGAAGCGTCTTGGAGAGCTCAAAGTTTGTCGCCTCACTCGATGAAGAGTAAGGGACAACGAGAGTCAAGGAAACACGAGGACCGACTCGCTAAAAAGTTTGACGGGAAGCGCAACGCTGGGAGCGGTGCTTTTTGGAGTCGTAAGGGTGATGTCAGAACTGATGAGCTTTTAATCGAGCACAAGTGGACTGGCAAAACTCAGTTCACCGTCAAAGCGGTGGAGCTGGAAAAGATTGTCACAGAAGCAATTCTTGATAGTCGAACGCCTGTCCTTGGATTTCATCTGAACGGCAATAACTACGTTATGCTGACAGAAGATGACTATATGGAGCTCCGCCATTACCTCCAGGAGTGTACGTGTACAAGGGAGACCCCCTAGATCGTTGGTACTACCACGCTAAGTGCTTCAATGAAGACACTGAGATATTCTTTCCTCCTAGAGACAAAGCGTTGTATAAGCCTATTGCTGATAAGGCAAAGGCCATTTGCTTTGGTAAGGACGGAAGACCAGAGTGCTCAGTACGAAGAGAATGTCTGCTGTCTGCTATAAAGTTAGATGAGCAACACGGAATCTTTGGCGGCATGAGCCACAGAGAAAGAAACGCTTTACAACGTAAGGCGGCTCGTAATAATATGACCATTGAAGAGTGGTTAGATAAAAACTAGGGGAGACTAAATGGCACAGAAGCCAAAGGGCGCACTAAAGCAGTTCTTAGATACTACTAAGAAGGAATCTAGAGTACTAGGGAAGCTAGAGCGTCACTTCCTAGCCACACCCCGCATCAAGGATCGTCGCACCGACGTCTTGCACCCATCTGAGATGGCTAAGGACAGCTGGTGTTATCGAGCCTCCTATTTTCATCTTATGGGCTTTGAGCCAGCATCAGCTAAGCGCAAGCTATCTATGCAGACTGATGGCGTATTTGAAGAAGGCCATGCCATCCACCATAAGTGGCAGAAGCGCTTTAAGAACATGAACGCTATATATGGTCTCTGGGAGTGCCGAGAGTGTGATGAGTCCTTCTGGGGCATGCCAGGAGACCATAACGGCAATCCTGACGGCGTTGTCTATAAAGAGGTCCCACTAGATTACCCACAGATGCGTATTGCTGGCCACGCTGATGGCTGGCTGACAGAGTTCGGTGATCCACTACTACTTGAGATTAAGTCAGTTGGAGAAGGAACCATCCGCTGGGAAGATCCATCCATGCTTTACAAGTACGATGGCGATTTCAAGAAGGTATGGGCTAACTTAGAGTCCCCATTCCAAAGCCACATTATGCAAGCTCAGATCTACATGAAGTTGATTGAGCTAATTGGTTTCGACCAACCAGCACCTCAGGAGGCTTGTTTCATCTACGAGTCAAAGCCTACACAGGAGTACAAAGAGTTCATTATTCCTAAGAGCGACTTCGGCATAACAGAGAAGTTCGACGCAGCGCAAATGATTGTTGATGCAGTTGGCAAAGGTACCCCACCTATGTGTAATATAGGCGGTCCAGAACTATGCAGCAGTTGTAAGGAGTACAAGTGATTACCCTCAACACAGGTGAAGCAAGTGCAGAGGCAGTTGCTAAGCTAACTATTCAAGGATACGGAGCGGCTACTACCTACAACGATAGTATTCCTAGCATCCCTGATGACCTTACAGATATTGACGACCAAGAACTAATGAAGTTATTCCAGCACTTTGTTGAGTACAACAACTTTCTACTGCTACAGATCTCATGTGCTCGCATTGATGAAGAGGCTGCAACTAAAGTATTAGAGCGCTTCGAAGCATCGAAAATGATTGATGCAGTTAAGGGTGAAACCGTTGCTCGTACTAAAGCTAAGACAGCTTCTGACCCTGTAGGGCAAAAGCTTGATGATGAGCTAGCAGTACGCCGTAACTACCACACCCTGCTTAAGAGCATCCAAGATGGCGTAAATGAAAGCACCAAGGTAATCAGCCGTGAACTGTCACGCCGTACAGCGAACCCTGGGTTTACGAGCCGTAAATTCTAATGAAGGTATTTGACGGAGGTATAGATCTGTCTGAGCCTTTATATGTTGGTATAGACCAGTCGTATAGCGGGTTTGCAATAACCATGCTAAATGGCACTGGGCACAGAACAACAGTGTTTAAGGCAGGTAAAGGTGGGATTAACCGCCTGTATGACCTTCGCCATCATCTAGTAAGTACTTTAGAGCATAAAGATATATTGGACGTAGCCATAGAAGGCTATGCCTTTGGCTCACAGATGGCTAATATGCTTGGTGAACTAGGCGGAATGGTAAAGCTGGCCTTGTTAGACCTAGGTCCTTATTACCCACTCATAGTTCCACCAACTAGCCTTAAGAAGTATGTAACAGGCAAGGGTACAGGCGTTCCTAAGAGCCAAATGCTATTACAGGTTTACAAGGTCTGGGGGCAAGAGTTCACAGATGACAACGCGGCTGATTCGTATTCCTTAGCAAAGTTAGTGTCGGGTGAGGCTAAGTTTGCCTATCAAAAAGAGGTGTATGCTAAGCTTCAGGATCCAAAGTTTAGGGAGAGATAAATGGCCTCAAAGAAGAATTTAAAGAAGAAGATCAGTGAGCTAGAAGCTGAAGTTTATATGGCTAGACAAATGCGTGATTCTTGGCATAGAGCAGCAGAGTTTAATAAACAGGAGATGCAAGAGTGGCGTAAGAAGTACGAGCTCTCACAGCTAACCCCAGAAGTTAAAGCAGATACTGAAGCCGCCTTTAAGCGCGGAGGCGCGTTCGTTAAACAGCAGATGATGACTGGCCTACGTTCTATGGTAGAGGCGCTAGAGATCAACCCTCCTACAGGTCAAAGCCGTTGAATGAGTTAGACCTACCACGGCCCGAAGACGTTAACTTCGGAGGCATGAGGCGCAAAGAGCAGACAGCCTACTACCATGAGCGAGTCAGAGAATTACTAAGCCTGGTTTTAGAGTCAGATGATTTGCCCGAGAAATTTCGCCACGCATTAGAAATAATTAATGACTACACCTTCTACCTAGGAGACTGATATGCCAGAAGAGTTTGAAGAGGACCTATTCGATGAAGACCTCTCTGAAGAGGGCATTGATTGGGAAGATGACTGGGAAGATATGGAGCCTCTAGACGAGAGCTTATTCGAGGATGAGCTCGAGGACGAAGAGGACGATGAGGTCGATTAGAGAGTTAAAGCCAGACTACACGGGCACCATGGACTACGCAGAGGTCATCTGCCATGAGTGCCCTAAGTGTGAGTCTAACCTCTGGAACCTCAAGGTATCCTTTGAGGACTACAAGATAGCCACATACCTTTTGGAGATGGAATGTGCCATTTGTGGATCGTATGCCACGGCTCCAACCTTGGTGGATAAACCTAACACTCTGTGAGGTTTAGGCTGAAAAACCTCACATAAAACCTCACACTTATTAGACCGTAGTACTAATCGTCTAATATATAAGAGGTCTAAATGTCTGAAGTAACCCCTGCTCCAGAGGAGCAATTCCTGCGTGTTTCAGCAGGTTCTAATCCACAGGCTGTAGCATCGGCTATCGCCCACTCAATCTATGAGACTCGCACCTGTAAAATTCGTGCGGTTGGCGCTGGTGCCGTTAATCAGGCTACTAAGGCTATTGCCATTGCCCGAGGATATACGGCCCCTAGAGGTATTGATATCGCCTATGTTCCAGGCTTTACAACCATCCAAAGCCATGACGGCGAGATTTCAGCGATAGTTTTAACCGTTATTGTCCTGTAAGGCTGATACAGTTATTTAACCCCCTTTGCAAAGGAAATCATATGTCAGAGAAAGAACCAAAGAGCGCGTTTTCAACCATGGGAACTAGCGCCTCATCAGGATTCAAGGACGCCTCAGCTGAGACCTCTAAGAACACCAAGCTAGTTAAGAAGGGCAACGCTGCAGCAGGAGACCCATCCCGCGAAGCTAAGCCAGCACGTAAGGAAAGCCTTCGTGAGAAGCAAGGTGCACGTTACGCAATTCGCGTAAAGCTACCTGGTGGCACATCTCCAGAAGCAGGACAGACACAGGCTAATGGACGGATCATTCCTCCAGCAGTCAACCGTACAAAGCCTAACTTCTCAGATGGAATGGCTGATCACAACTAACATCTAGTTTTACCTAAGGCCCCTAGCTAACGCTGGGGGCCTTTTGCATGCCATGCAAGATTAAAAAACAGTTTCGTGTTGTTGTCCAAACGTTTCAATATGTGTTATGATTAACATGCAACTGTCCACTAGATGAGGGAAACACATGGATACAGCATTAAAAGCCGAATTCGCATCAATCCTAGCAGGGGCCAAGCGCTGTCCTGTAGGTCAGTGGTTAGACACACTAGACAAGGAAGAGCGCGAGTTCTTTGATAAAGACATTCTGCCCACTCAGACACGACGCCAAGCACTGCTGGAAAAGTTACAGGAAGTCTACAAAGTTGACTTCAGCGTATCTGCACTACGCAGCCATGGCCTCAAGATCTGTTCCTGCCATAAGACTAAGGATAAAAAATAATGCCAATAACCTCTGACGTCCGTATGGAGTTTCTTAAGCTCCTAACTTCGGATGTAGAACGACCTATTGACTTTCAACAAGTAGTGCCAAGTAGCCTAACTGTTAAGTCAGTGTCATATAAGAAAAAGACCACCGACATGAAAGTGGCTTTACTAGTCCCCGATACCCAATTTGGTTTTCGCATTGACGAAAACGGCGTGGCTGACCCATTCCACGACGAGCGTGCCCTTGACGTATACAGCCAGATCATGGCCTATGTCCAAGAGACCTACGGCATTGACAAGATTGTAAACCTCGGCGACACAATTGATATGCCGTCAGTAAGCAAGCACCTACAAGAAACCGCGTTTCAGAATGCGTTCCAAGCATCCTTGCAGGCTGGCTACTTATTTCTTGCAGAACAGCGTGCAGCAGCCCCTCAGGCTGAGATCGTATTCCTAGAAGGTAACCACGACTGCCGTCTTTATAAGTACTTACTTAACAATGCGCCACAGGCAGCAATGCTGAAGCGTGCTGGTGGTATTGATCGCTGGCCTGTTAATAGCCTGCCTCACCTACTACGCATGGATGAGCTTGACGTCATCTATGCAAGTGGCTACCCAGCAGGTGAATACCGCATTGTTGGAGATCTTATTGCAAAGCACGGTGATATTGCCAAGAGCAACGGGTCTACCGCAAGCCAGCACCTTAATAAGAACCATACTATTTCTACCGTTTTCGGACATACGCATCGTATGGAAATCGCCTACCACACTAGCCACCATCCAGATGGAGCCAAGCGCAGCGTAGCGTTTAGCCCAGGTTGCCTATGCCGTGTAGATGGCGCAGTCCCATCAGTAAAGGGCGGAACAACCCCTAATGAAAAGGCTGTCCAATACTGGGAGAACTGGCAGCAGGGTCTAGGCGTCTGTTTCTATACAGAAGACGGCCGTTTTGACATCAAGCCTATCCACATCCTAGATGGCTGGGCCTTCTTCGAGGGTATTGAGTTTAGAGCCTCGAACTAACAAAAGGCCACGTATCATAGATACATGGCCAGTGCACACCAAAATATCCAGTCGCTCGGCGCGAACGGCATGTATGGCACCAACACCGTTTATGGTGGTGGAGGTCAAGCAGTCGCTCGCTCCGAGCTTGACTATTTACGCATTGGCATTGGTCAAGAACCAAGTGCTCAATATCCAGATGGCTACCTAGGCACAATCCGTTCACGTCGTGATGATCGTGGCCGTCCAGCAAGCGCGTCAGACAAAATGCTTGACAGTCTTAAGACACGCACTGGGCAGCGTTCATACCAACGCGGCGTTCACAAAGGTGAGCGAGTAGATCCAGGCGATTACTACTACCCATCTCGTTTAGAACCTGACCGCGGTATCAAGCGTCAGATGAAGAGCGTTCGTCAAGGCAACGTTATGATGTCTAAGAAGAACACACAGGATGTGCGTCTAACACCTGCGCCACATCTAGTTAATGATGGTAAAGCAAATATGCGCAGCACATCTCCAGGTGAAATCAATCAGCGTCGTGTAGATCAGTTCGCACGTATGCGTCCAGGTTGGAAGTAAGACATGGGCCTTTTTAGCAAACCTAGCAAACCACAGGGTCAAAGTCTGTTCAGTAGTAACCAGAACGATGAGCCTATTCGTACCCGTTTTGATGAGTTCCACGGAACACTTGCAGACATAAAAGCAACACCAAAGACAGATAAGTTTGCTCCAGACCCACGTCTAGAGTCACTCAATAGCAGGGTATTTTTCTAATGCCAGACATGGCAGACGGCGTATACAGCCGTAAACCTTGGGTTTCGCCTCCTACGGCAGCCTACCCACCTCAACAATATTTAGGGCCATTTCCTAGCAATCAAGAACGCTTACTAAGCCAAGCACTAGCCTCACAGACAATGTTGGGGCCAGAGTTGCAGCAATTTGTACGTCCACCACTACCTCAGGTTGAGTTATTTCCGCCTAAATACGGGTATACCACCACAGAAATCGGTATCAGAGACATAATTGAGTTACCTGGTAGAGCCCAGAACCCTCAGCGTGTGGAGTCAGACTTCAGTCAGACACCTAACACAACTGAGTCTACAAGTCGTAACGATCTCGGAGGTAGCATCTAATGGCTAACGATAGAGCAAATGACCCACGCAGAGTGTACACCTCCCCAGGCGGAACTATGGAAGACGAGAACGCACAGCGTAAGTTTTCTGCACACGGCTTCAACAAAGGTAAAGCTTCCGACATGGCTAAAAATGTAGTGGACAACGCAGTTACGGCATTTAAGAGTACTAGTGGTTTTGCCCGCAGTAACCGACGCCAACACAAGAGCAATCTACTTCAGCGTGGAGCTACCACAGCAGCTCAAAAGAACCAAGGTGTTGTGTAATGGTTAAAGACCCAGGTCTAATGACTGACTCAACAGGTGATGGCATCTACGGCAACACAGATGTTAAGTATTCAACACAGCAAGCGATGAAGAACACAGTTTATAACGGCTCAGGTAGCTGTAAGGACTGCGGTTACCAGATTCAACCACAAGACGCACTATACACACAGCTTTGCCCGTCTTGCACTAAGGCGAAGGCAATGAAACAGATGAAAGGACGAATGGTATGACTGTTCGTAAAGCTATGTCAGAGAACGCTGCACTCGAAGAGGGTGCCACAGACGGCAAATACCGTAAGCGTCGTCCTAACACAACTGTTGCACCAGCAATGGGCGATCAATTGGTTGTAAAGAACCGCGATGGTTTGCATCCTTATTGGAACTATGGTTTTTCTAACAGCGAAGAGCCTAACAAAGTAAACCCAGGAGCTAACTAACATGGCTAAGAAGAGTATTACTAAAGGCTCACAACCTAACTTCGTTACTGAGAAGCTAGCTAAGAAAGAAGCAGCACGTCCTAAGGGCGATGCTAAAGTTGGCGTTACTAAGATGTCCCCTGCTCTAGGTGATGTCTATCTAGATAAGGAAAAGCTAGCAAAGCCAATGAAGGCAGTAAAGCCTTCTGGTTCAGCAGCCTCAGCAGAAGCATTTACCAAGTCACGTTCAGGTGTTAGCACCGTACGTTCAATTGGCAAGGCCGTTAAGCAAGATGCAAACGTTATTGCAGAGCGTCGCATTGCTGGGTCATCTAACCCAGAAGCAACAGCCCGCACAATGGCTGCTCAGACTGATATTGACAAAGAAGCAACATCTGGTGCATGGGGCAAGGCTCCATCACGTGCAAAGCGTACAGATAAGACACCTCGTCCCCTAAGCACAAAGGCAGAACGCCGCGATTTCCCATCACTTGGTGACGCAAAGATCGGCGAAGTTGAGATTCCAAAAGGTGTTGCAAACCCAACATCAGCATCAAAGACAGGCGCACGCTCTATCGGCGACATCACAATTAGCGGTGAGACACGCGGACTAGGTGGACGTAACGCCCGTGCAGGTAAGAAGGTCACCCGTACAGCACAACTTACTGATCCAGTAGAACGCGTACGCCGTAACCGTATTATCGCAACTGCTCACGCAGATACCCAAAAGTTTACAGAGCACATGGCCAGCGACCACGGCCGCTCATTGTCACATGCAAACGCATTGAAAGAGAAGATCCACGGCTCACTTGCTGGCATGGAGGTCTCAGACCTACACGGCCTACAGGTTCCTTGCATTGGTTCAGATTGCCGTCGTACTGTGCCTGCAACATCAGAGTCACTAAAGTGTGAAGGCTCATGCTCTACACACCCAGCTTCAGCATCAGCTCGTGGTAACTTAGGACGCAGTTCTGAAAAGGATCTAGCTCGTAACGGGGCTGGTACCACACCAGTACCAGCGCCATCAGGCCGTTCAGCAGGTACAGGCATCCCATGGATGCACCTTCCTGCGTCAAAGCGTGAAATTCGTGAGGCTGGCGAGTAGTACTAAACTACTGATACACTTTACTAACTGACTACTTATTAGGAGCACAAATTGGCGGTAGATCTTAAAGCGCTGGCTGAAAAGGAACGCAATGAACAGCAGATTCGTCTGCTTATTTGCCGTACCTGTAAGTCTATTGACGAGTTGCCAGATTTCGATGGCCCAGCCGAGTACGATACAGTCCTTCAGGTAGCGGTAGAAAAGCATCAGAAGCCCGAACCTCATCTCGGGCTTCTTATGAAGTTCCCATTAAAGTACTGGGCTCGCCCAGACGTCAAAGCTGAAGTAATGAAGCAGATCAGCGAAGGTTCATCTGGTCTTGACGTATTTGGTACCAACTTCTATGACACTAAGTCCACCTTCCACGAAGATGCGATGAAGTGCTACAACCTACACCTACGCCCTACAACATCTTGTGGCGACTACAAATCAGATAGTAAAGAGCTAAAGCCTGGAACGGCTATGGAGCGCCGCAAGGAAGGTCTGTCAGAAGCCCGCGGCCCTAAGGTCTACCTATGTGATTTCTGCCCTTACAAGATGATGGTTCAGAAGAAGGCATTCGGAGAAAAAGGTCTATACAAATGAGCAACGAAGTCGAAACCGCGTTCCTTATCATCCGTCACCCAGACGGCTCATACTCAGCTAAAACGGACATTACGGACACTCCTGAGATTACACGCAAGCCGAACATCTATGACATCAAGCATGGATGCGCGGAGATCCTAGATACCATCAAACTGCAGGCTGTCCAGTCAGTAGTTGGCTCTGTAATGACAGAAGTTAGTTCAACTGAGGGCCAGAAGGTGGCCTCTGCTGTGAGACAATCGTTGGTAGACAAAGGTCTATTGTAACGACAGGAGACACTATGACGGCGCCTCGTAAGAAGCCAGCAGATAATAAAAAGTCTGTTGCTAAGAAGGTCGCTGCTCCTAGAAAACCTCGAACAGTTAAAGACGAAGAGCTTACTGCTTTAGACATTCATGCAATTCAGTTGTACGAGTTCTACAAATCATTGCGACGTGCTGGGTTTGACCCGTCAACTGCTATGGGCTTAATTACAGATAAAGATTGCCACCCTCACTGGTTCTCAACCGCTACTGCGGAAGACGTGGACTTGTTAGAGGAAGAAGAGGAAGATGAGTAGTTTATACTAGTTAAATGAACTTCTATGATGTAGTTGCGAGCAAAGCAAGCCCTATCGAGCTTGAGCCTGGCCCAGCATCATACTTCAGTGAACCTAGTGGTATTTTAGATCCTCGCCTATTTAAGAGTAATAAGATCCGTTCTTCAGTACGCGATGCGATTCTCGCCTCCTTATTCGGGCATCTAGAGCAAACATACTCAGATCCTCAATCATGGTGCAACGTATGGTTAGCAGGCTCAGGAGTTTCATATCAGTGGGCTGCGGAGCGTGAACCAGCAGACCTAGACTGCTTAGTAGGTATCGATTACATTCGATTCCGTCAGGCTAACGAGCGTTACGCAGGCCTTAGCGACCAAGAGATCGCAGCAACATTCAACGAAGGATTCAGCGAGCAATTAAATAAAGATACTGCTCACTTCCTAGATACATTTGAGTTGACGTTCTACGTTAACGTACGTAGCAACATTGTCGAGATTCGACCATACGCTGCTTACAATCTAACATCTGATTCATGGACAGTCCAACCTGTTATCACATCACCATTTCGTCCTGCGGACTGGGAAAGCAAGTCGGCACGTGACAAGATATTGGCTGAGGGTATTCTGTCTCGCTATCAAAAAGCCTTGAATGGTATTTCAGCAGCACAGAATGATGCAGCAAGAATTAATGCAGAGTCAGCACTTCACCTAGCAGTAATGCAAGGCGCTGCATTGTTTGATGACATACATGAAGGTCGTAAGTATGCGTTTAGTCCTGCAGGACAAGGTTACATAGACTACGCTAACTACCGCTGGCAAGCAGGTAAAGCATCTGGTATTGTTCCCGCACTTAAGAAGTTAAAAGAAGTATCAAAGCAATCAAAGCAAGAGTTTGCTGCTCAAACCTATGGTGTAGAGTTGCCTGACACGAACACATTGATTCGCCGCGCTATCACACGCAAGTAACACCTAAGACCACACGGAGCACTAATGGCAATACTAATGTCACTTGACGGCGTTATCCGCAACCCTCGGGACGGAGCGCCTATTCGTGATGGCTTA